GTGGACAGCACTGTCTGATATGAGTAGATATTCTTAATTTTTACGTTGCTGAGACTGCCGTAGGAAACCCTTATTATCGCATTCTGACCGACTTCGGTCGAGTAAAGATTTTTGATGGACTTGCCGTCGCCGTCAACGTGGGATGAGATCGTGATATACGGCACATCGCCGTCGGGGTATTCGTCCAGAATATCAATGTCATTTCCCAGCTTCACGTATACGGCAGTTTGCTGAGTGCCCTCACTGCCTTTCAGTCCGAGCTCGTCCCATGTGGTGACTACATACGGATCGTCTATAGTTCCTGTTCCTGTTATGCTCATTCTATTACCTCCATTCCGTCGGGTATCATTATGGAAGTGATATCCGATCTGTTGATAAATACTTCACTGCCTATAGTTCTGACCGCCGTCCCTTCATGGATCACCGGTAGATCCGGATACGGCGATCTTCCGAGATAAGCAATAATGTGATTCCTGTCGATCAGAAATCTCTGATTATCCGGCTGGAACTTCTTTTCTGCGACATTCCAGCTTCCGAGTTCACGGTCGCCGTCAGCAGCGATCGAATACGATACAACAATATCCGAACTGCCGCCGATCGACTCGGGAATAATAACTACATTCTCACGGTATGCCCAGATCACTTTCCCGCTGGCTCCGACAAGAACATCGACCTTTGTAGTCTGAGCCCCTGTTCTGCGCTCATTTGCAATATACATTAATGCTGCTGCAAGCTTCTCCGGGACATTATTATTATATCGTATCCGCATCTCAGTGCCCGACTGCGGTGTAAAGCCGTTATGTACAACATGATTTTCGCCGAGGATATTTCTTTCGGATGTTATATCATTCTGAAGATCGTCCGTGTATTCTTCAAGATCTTTGCCGATCCTGATGTAATCCGTCTCACCTGTGGTATCATTCGGGTCAAGAGCTGCTGCATCAATGTAATGAGCGAGGAATTTCCGCTCGGCTTTTATGCTCAAATCCATCACCTGCCTATTCTATTTTCTCTACTCCGTCAGGAATATAGACCGATATTTCCGCTCCGTTATCAGAGAACGCCCCTTCGCAGATCACCTTTACCGCTTTGTTTCCGAGCATTTCCGGAATTTCTATCACAGTTTTGGTGCCGGTATAGCCTGTTACCTGAGCTCCACTGTCATTAGTAGTATACTCCCAGTCAGTCTCATCATAAGTCAGAGCAGATGATGATACCTCCTGCCCCCATACGGAGCCGCATATCCCTTCAAGTTCATCTGTGCCGCAGATCAGAATATCAACGCTATGTGTGCCTGTAGCGGCCATAAGAGGCAGAGTGAATGAAAGGGTTCCCTGTATCTTCATTTCAATGCCGATCATTTCATTATCAAGCAGTACTTTCATTCTGCCTTCTCCTGATATATCAGAAGTACAGGTTATGAATACAGCTGTCTGCTCTTTGATCTTAAAACTGCTTCGTGCAGCTGTTCTGTAGCCGTCAAACAGCAGGCCTTTATAGCCTTTAAGCGATGCGAGAGCGATATCTTTTGTCGTATTTATTGTTGTGTTGTTGTATACCGAGCCGCCGCCTGAGGACGTTGATGCTGTGATAGCGCTGCCTATTCTCGGCGGACCGCCCGAGACAAGTGTCTGCGGTGCTCTGAATTGCCATGTATTCTGACAGATCATGAACGCCTTTACTCCACCTGAATATCCAGTGAGAAGCACAACGTCACCGACATCAAGAGTAGGATCTCCGTAATAATCGATACTTCCGTAATACCAGCCTACAAGTGAGAATTCATCAGCTATGGGATCAAGTATATTTTTGTAGTAATTTTCATAGTTGCCTTCTTCCATGTCAATTACAAAAACGTTTGACTGCGGAATATAGATCACATATTTTGTAGCGTGTCCTGTACTGCTTACTACGTTATGACCGAACTTATCTGCATAGCCGATGCCGTGTATAAAATAAACCGAACTGCTTACCTGAGAATCAAACCTCTGATCAGCCGGGATAGTTCTTACAGCATCACCTTTGATATTGTATTTCCTGAATTCTATCTTTCCATCTCTCGTCGCTATGACGTAAGCTCCCAGATACTGAGCTATATACTGTACTTCAAGCCAGCAGGTATCAGCAAAGTGCAGAGACACCGGATACATACGGCTTATCTGTGTATCGGGGAAAAGTGCGCTGAGTTCATCGATAGTCTGTGAAAATTCTATATCAGCTTCGTTTTCTATCCTTGCCAGAACCGTTGCGAACTGTATCATGCCCGGATCTCCGCTGTCCCCAAGAGGGACGGCAAGACGGGCTATATGATCATAAGCTGTTATTTTTCTGATCTTGCCTGACTGCACAGGTGCTGAAACTATATCCCATACGCCCATAGGTACCGGCATACTCAGATCTCCGTTATCGAGCTCGACCTGCACCTGAAGCGAGACCTCGGCTCCGATCAGCTGGGTCTCATTAATATTATGCGCTATAAATTCAAATTCAAGGGTACCTATGTAAAGTTCCGAGAGATTGAACGTTTCACTGTCTGTAATGATACGTGTGTCTATTCTCGGAGAACCAAGCAGATTTGTGTCATTCAGCGCAGCAGCTGTACCGTCCGTAAAATGAATGGTTCCGCTTATGTGCTGTAGATTCTGATGTTCAAGGGCTTCACGGAAAGCCTGCTCATTCTGTACGTGATACATAAGCTATACCTCAATAAGGGAAAAGGACAGCCTGTGGCGCCCTATTCCGTTAAGTATGATTTCTGTTTCGTTGATTCTGTCCGAGGGATACATCTCAGCTTCGACCTCAGAGCCGTTGTGCTTGAATGTCACTACAAGCTTTACATCGTCTATCATATCCTCTATAGCGGAGATCTGCTGATCGCTGCCGAGATATTCAAGCTCTATGGAGTAAAGACCACGTCTGATAGGGTATTGCAGGAGTTTACCCGTTTCAGCTGAACGCCCTGTAGAATCGGAATACAGATCGCTCCTTGTAATATTGCATTTGAGCGGCTCTATACACGGCGTAGATGTTGTGCCGTCTGTTTTAGTTATGTTTATTATAGGACCCATGCATTACCCTCCTTTCAATGCCTTGTCACGGTTAACAGCATTGACTGCCACTCTGCCGATCTCCCTGCCGTCGAGGACACAGACCACAGTTATAGGTTTATCGTTTCCGCCTTGCTCACGTATCACCTCACGAACAGCTGTCTTGATACTGCTTACCGGTGACACTATCTCAGGCTCTCGCTTGTTATCGCCGAGAACGGCAAGGAAATTACCGTAATTCGCAGGAACATAGGTGCCCTGTGCAAGATATGGTATCTGTGGGATGTGGACATTCGGAAGGCCAAGCTCGAAATGAGCTCCTCCGATGCCGGGGACATTATCAGGTACGTGAATAGAAAGAGCAGAATTCAGGCCGTTAACAATATTGTTTATGCCGTCCTGAAGCCTCCACATCAGATTATTAAGTCTTTCAATTACCCAGTTTATGCCATCCCTTGCGCCGTTAGCTATATCAGACCAAAGGCCGCTGAAGAAGTCCCTGACTCCTGAGAAAGCATCTTTTACCCTGTTCCAGGCATTGCCAAATTTATCCCCGAACCAGTCGCCGATACCGCCGAAGATGTTATGGATATCATTGAGCCTGTCGGAGAAATAGCCGTGTATGCCGTTGAAAATACCTGTGATGCTGTTCCAGCCCTCACGAAATCTGTCGCCGAACCATGTGCCGACTCCCGAGAATATATTCACGATCTCGTTCCAGCGCTCAGCGAACCAAGAGCCTATGCCCTTGAATACGCTGACAATATTGTTCCATGCAGCTGTGAACTGATCCTTGAACCAGTTCCCCACAACAGAGAACACTTGTTTTATTCCCGACCAGATATCAGTAAACCACTTTACAGCCGTGCTCCATGCGCCTTTGATATTGTCACGGGCTTTGATGAACTGAGTTTTGAACCATCCGCCGACCTCGGAATATACCTTCTTTATGCTGTTCCAGATGTCGGACAGGAACTTATACAGCTTCATGAAGCAAACTGAGATGAAGTCTCCAAACTCGGTAATAACAGCAATAAGTCCGCTGATGCTATTACGCACGGCCTCGCCGATGCTTGCAAGAACTCCTGTTACAGCTTCCCATACTGTTGTTGCAGCTCCGATCAGACTGTTGGATATCTGCTGGAATTCCTCAGCGAATAACTGAGGATTGAAGAACGTGAGTATCGCTCCTGCGACATTCTGAATTACTGTCATGATACCGCTGAGCAGTTCCTGATGCCTCATTATCCAGTCAGCAATATTACTGAGCGCCTCGGAAAGAGTACCGAGAACAGTGACGATAACTCCACCCGTCCAGCTTGCGATCGGTTTCAGGAACTTATCGATGAATGTCTGAGCAGCAGGCTTTAACACTGTAAGTACAGCGTTGACTGCCTTTATTGCAGATGCAAGCAGTTCCAGGAAGGTAGGCACGGCCTTTTCAATCGTCCATTTGCCCAGTGGGAGCAGAACGTTCTCATAGAACCATGCAAGGCCGTCACCGATATTGTCAGTAAGCGGCTCAACAGCTTCAAGGAGTCCGCCAATGCTTTCAAGCAACGGACCGAAGTCCAGTTTCTTTGCCCAGTCAGCAGTTGCACGGGATATACGGTTCGCCATACCAAGAATAGAATTTACTATTCCAAGAATACCGCTGAAAATACGTGTTCCTCTGTCGTTTTCTGTCCATGCTTCGGAAAACTGCTTTCGCAGATTCGTCCAGATATTATTGATATTAGTTAGGATATCAAGGATATTACCGAATATTTCCTCGCCGGTGCCGTCGTTCCATGCGTCTCTGAATGACTGCGAAACTTCGTGTATCAGTTCAAGGAGAGAATTCCAGCGGTCCGCATATGACTGTACAAGAGCCGTTCCACGTCCGCCGTCTTCCCAGGCATTTTTCAGCGTCTGAGCAACATCGCCGATAATGCCGAGGAGATCAGAAAACAGAACAATCATGTTTGCTACGAAACGCTCTCCGCTGCCGTTAGTCCACACCTCTGCGATACTTTCTCCTACAGATGCAAACAGTCCCTTGACCGTCTCTGCTGCTCTCTGAGCGTTCGCAATAAGCTCAGGGGAATTATCCTTCCATGCTACCCTGACGGGCTTCAGGAGCTCGCTGAGCTTGTCTGTCAGCTTATCTGCCGCTGTCTCAACGTCCTTATCAGCAACAGCCGGAACCACCTGCACAGGAACTTTCTCTGCGATCTTGGCAGGTTTTTTCTCAGGCTCTGTCTCGGAAGCTGTTTTCGTTGTTACTGTGTTGATCTGATCGAAGTTTGCGAGACTGTTTTCTTCGATTTCAAGTGACTTCTGCTGATTCTCGGCAGTTTCCTCGACAGCTGTTGTCAGATCTTCCTGATAGTCTACGCTGTCGGAAATATTAACTGCTACAGAAGCTGTGCTTGTATCTTCCCAGCCGAATAATTCGCTCAGAACACTTACCGCAGCCCTTGCTTTTTCAAGCAGGACTGTAAGAGCAGCTGTCAGCTCCTTGACCGCATCAACAGCAATATGAAGTGCAGGCTGACCGACAACAGCTATGAGCTGCCGCCATGTCTCTTTAAGATTTCCGACAACATTTTCCCAGCCTTCTGCTTCACGAGCCGCCTGTCCCGTAGCACCTGACAGATCGTTGGCATCCTTGACCATCTGTAGCAGCGTCAATTGCTTCTGAGCCTCTGAAAGTTCCTTGAAGGACTTGCCGTACAGCTTCATTGCCTCGGCATTTCTGGTGGTTTCTGTAGCAGATACACCGAGAGCAGCATCGTTCATATAAGCACCCTTGAGGAAAGAGCGCAGTGTCTCAGTGGTTTCTTCAAGTGAGCGGTCATAGTATGCAGCACTGTCAGCAGCTACCTGCAAGGCCTCTTCCATCATATTCAGAGCCTGCACAGATTCCATGCCATTCGCCTTCGCAAAAGCATATATCTGCGTTCCCGAACTTTTCAGGCGTTCAACCATTATACCGCTTGCATCCGCCACTCTCTGCATTGCTTCCTCAGCAGATGTCTGTAATATTCCGAAAGTCTGAACAAACTGAGAGTTGGCTGCCTTGACTTCAGCCGAGGTTTCAATGAGTTTTTCGCCAAATGATGCTATTGCTCTGACACTGAAAGCTGCTGCAATTGCCGCTCCAAGTCCACGAAACTGCGATATAAGGCCCTTCAGTCCGCTGCCTATCTTCTTTGTGTCGGTCTGGAACCCATTAGTATTTATCCTGGTATCAAAATTCAGAAAGCCGTCCGCTGCCATAGTTTCACTTCCTTATACGAAAAATGGGGACGTTTCCGTCCCCCTTATCATGGATTTTCTTCCTCTGATTCTGATGCAGGTGTGAATGTCTTGGTAGACGCTGTCCAGGTACCCTTTGTTCTCTCGCCGTCATTGTAGATGCTGAACGGGATCTTCACGCCCGAAGTATCACCGCCCACAGAGCTTGGAGCGATAACAACGTTTTCACGGTAAGCCCAGATAACTGTGCCGTTACCGTCAACCAGCACATCTACCTTTGTTGTCTGTGTACCTGCACCTGTAAGGCGCTCGTTTGCGATATACATAAGCTTTGCTGCAAGCTCCTCAGGTGTATCATCATCAAGGCGGACATAGAAAGGATCCACATCGGAGCTTACATCGAAGCCGTTGTGAATGACGTTATTCTCGCCGAGGATGTTCTTCTGAGTGGTCACATCAGGATTAAGATTCTCGGTATACTCCTCAAGGTCCTTACCGAGGCGCACATAATTTGTAGTTTCGGTAACAGCCGTTGCAGGATCGCCGAGAGGGTTTACGTCGATGTAATGTGCAAGATACTTTCTTTCTGCTTTTACGCTCATGATTATTCCTCCTAATCAAGCAGAGCCTTGAGCTTTTCCTGCTCTGCCAGTTCTTCTTTGGTGTATTTTCGTTTCAGATCCACCATGCCTTTATGGTCACGGCAGAACTCCTGCTCCCATTTTTCAAGCTTTTTGCCTTTTGCCTTTTTCTGGCGGATATGTATCACCTGTGAAAGCAGTCCCTCGCCTATCTCACCGAAAAGCCCGAGGAAGCTCCACCAGTGCATATACGGCACTGAACGGGTCTCGAAGCCTGCGGTCTTATTGATAGCCGGGAAGATAATACGCTCATCTTGCTCCCAGTCTATGATCTTCACAGGACTTATATTTTCCTCGGGGATATCTCCGCCGCCTGCGAACCAGTACGCCTTATCAACTGCTTCCTGAAGATGCTCCTTCGGGATAGATGCAAAATCCTCGAACAGGTTGTTCATGCATATAAGGCACTGCTCCTCAGCTGTCAGTTCCGGATCATTGAAAGCCGCATAAATGTTCAGCATAGTGCGGAAATCGCTGTCGATGGTGTATTCCTTTCCGCCTATTTCAAGACTTTTCGGAAGCTTGCCTATCATGACAAAAGCTGTTCAATAAGCGCAAGTTTCTCAGGTGTGAGCTTGCTGAGGTCAGGTGCCGGTGCGCTTGGCTTCAGATACTTCTGAACTTCCGGACGTGGCTGCGAGCGGTTTTTTCTGATGGACTCGATATCCTCTTTCAGCACAGGGATAAATGCTTCAAAGAATGACTGGAACAGCATCTTATCCTCGCCGACAAGTGTGAAAACATTCGCTCCGTCAAAGGCAGGAGTGCAGACATCTGTTCCGAATGCCTCATTGATAATATCTTTGAGCTCTGTGCTGATCTCAGGCAGCTCTTCAGCGGAAACGCTTTTCAGCCTTTCAACTATTTCGTTTATCCTGACTTCGGCTTCATTGAGACGATTGAAAATTTCAGGATCAAGCCTGATCTTGATAACTCTGTCGCTGTCACCGACCTGATATGTCCTGTAGCCTTCGTCAAATACTATCTTCTTCATGTTACTGCTCCTTTGTGTATTCGGCGATGATCTGTAGCTGATACTGTACACCGTCAAATTCATTTTCCTGCGGAACTGCAATGAGCATTCCGCTTCCTGTTGTTATTTTCGTTATACGTCCGCCATCAATGGAGACGTTCTTCTGCTGTCCAAGCCAGATGCCAAGCTCTGTGAGTGCGGTGCTGTTTGAAAGCCGCTCATAGTCGTTCATGGAGCTGTATGTGGTGTACAGCATAAACGTGTGCTGCCTCAGCTGGTTGCCCAGAATGTCCTCTTTTATCAGCGAATCATCAGTTGACGAAAGTCCGTAGCTTGTGGGTTCGGGATCAGTGAAATCGATATGTACCTCTCCCACAACGTCACTGATCTTCGGGAACTTCATCAACCGTGCTCTTACTGCTTCGATTATGTTCATCCTGCTCTTCCTCCTGCTATTGCCGCAGCTCCTCTCAGTATCGCTCCCTTGTACTGGCGTTTCATCGGCTCGAACCAGAGACGCTGCGCCTGAGAATTTCCACCGTGCTTGTGATTTGAGCGGATATAATAACTGTATCTGCTGTGATCCGCAAGGAAATAAATGCGCCCGGGAGAGACGATCTTCACCGAGCGGAGGAGTTTACCTGCGTTTGGATATTTCGGCAACGCAACAGGTACATAAGGAGTCATGCGCTTGACACACTCCTTATCGATATATGCCTGAGCTGCTTTGAATCTTGCTGTCTGCAAGGCGCCGAAATTTTTGTTCCAGCGGAGAATAGTCCTCATTCCTGCGGCGCTGATGATAATATTGTTCGGCTGTCTCATGCGATCACCTCAATATCAGGCTGCCTGCCGTTATAATGCTGTGATATGTCTTTTATAACAGCAAAATCCCTGTGCTCGCTGCGGAATTCCGCCATACTTTCAGAAGCCGACTGCTGCGTTGATGTATCAAAATCAAACCAACAATCAGACGGAACGATCATATCTCCTGCCTTTGGCACATAATGATCTGTACTGTTTACAGCGTAGATATAGATTGTCAGCTCACCCTTAGACTGCTCTCCTGTTTTAAGTATATGCCGTCCTCTGAGGTCGCTTATGAGAACTCCGCTATAGCTGTGCCTCTGCAAGCTGTCTTTTTCGTAGACGGTGCAGTTTCCGTTAGTGAGCAGAAGTTCTGCCCTTACTTTTTTATTCCAGCATAGGGGGATGTTCTCATCCATGCCCTGCTGTGGATGCCCGACTGTGCGGAAGGTGTTTCCGAAAAATATCACCTTCCTGTCGAGCCAGTCGTGTACATCGTTTTTGGGAATTGCCATAGTAAATGCAGATATCTTATGCCCGATGAGTTCAGTCTCGGAAGGTTCGCCTATAAGGACGTTACTGACGGTTTCAGCTCCGCTTTCGCTTACGAGCTGGATATCAGTTCCATGAATCATCTGCATTGCCGTACACCTCCACAGCTCCGTATACCTGACGTAAAAGGCCTAAGTCCTTCAGTTCATTTTTAAGGTAATAAAGTGACTGTCCTGCATTGAGATAGGTCAGCGATGCGCTGTAGCCGAGAGCGGACTGTGAAGCCTGGGTAACAGCCGGATCTGTATCGGATATGCTGTTCAATGCCCTGACTACAGCCTGTACAACAGTATTTTTCACTGTCAGGGCATAATCTTCTCCACACTCTTCATCAGCTATAAGAGCATCGATATCTGCGCCGTATTTCTTCGCTTCAAGTCTTAATTTCGCCGAAGCTGTACTGAGAAGTATCTCAGCTGACTCCTGCTGCTGTGCCGCCAGACTTATCCCCAGTGCTGTCAGATCGTTTACGCTTGCGTACACTGTTCCCATTGTCTTTTTCCTCCTTGGTTACGGCGGTGCCACTGATATCTTCCCAATCGGGTGATATCAGCTCGGAGGGTATCTCGATCACAGCGCCGCTTTTCTTGTTACGGTAGATCATGCTGTTGCCACGATACGTGTGAAAGATGCTGCATCAAGGATGCCCCAGCCTACGAAGCACTCAGCTCTGAGCACGATCTGGTTCTTACGCTGAAGATCGCCGAGACCGTCAGGATCACCGTACTCGATAATCTTGAATGTCACATTCTCTGCATAACCCCAACGGAATGCATTTGCAAAGTCACCGACAATTGCACGGTCAAGGCTGTTGCCGAATGCAACTGTATTGTTGATATCACAAGCCATACCGCCGAAATTCTCAGGATTTGCGCCGAAGCGGAATTCCGGATAGATCGGAAGGTTTGAATCAGTTGTTTTCATAGCACCAAGAGCTGAACCGAATGCAGGAGCCATTGCAATACCTGTGACGATACCGTCAGCTGCCTGGATAGGAGCAACAGCTGAATCGATATTATCATCGGGTGCAGCTGAGCTGTATGTGATAGTCGATGTTACAGCAGTATCAAAGCAGTTATTACCTACGATTGTTGAAGCAGCGTTATCAGCAGGGTTAACGCCGTGAATAGCTGCGATATCGAGCGCTCTTGCCATCTTCTTTGCAAAGCCATCGCTGAATGCATTAAGGTAAGGAAGCTGTTTCTCCTCAGCCATCTTAACGAATTCATCAGTAACTCGGTGCTGGTAAACAAACTTGATAGGCTTGATAGTAACTGTGCCGAATTCTGCATTACCGGCAGGCTTGTTTTCGCCCTCGCCTACGATGGAAGCTTCACCGTCCATTGAGAATACAAATGTGTCAGTACCTGCGAACGGGATTGGAATGCCGCCACAGAGCTTAGCAAGTGTGGAGTGACCCTTTACCTTGTTGAACATCTCTGTTACAAGTTCGGGCTTAAAAAGTGTACCTGTAGTTGTAGTAGTTCCCATGAGTTTTTCCTCCTTAGTTGTTTCTGAGTTCTCTAAGCATTTCAAGCTTAGCGTTGTCGTTTGAGTTTCCGAAAGGTGTATCGCCTGTTGACTTAGGTGTAGGCTGTACCTTTCTGGAAGTGAAGTATTTCGCAAACTTCTCAGCTTCCTTACGGATATCCTCCTCGGAAGCGCCTGCCATGTTCTCAGCAAGCTCAAGAGGGATGCCGTTTTCAGCGGCTATCTGCATCTTCATGACCTTTGCCTTGCAGACGTTGTTCTCAGCGCTGAGATCGTCACGCTCCTTGGTGAGCGCAGCAGCTGATTCAGGAGAGAGCCAGCCGCTGAACTTCTTTTCAGTCTCGGCAACTGCCGCATCTACCGCAGTTTTTACTGCTGCATCCAGTTCCTCCTGAGTGTTGATAGGTGTGAAATCCATTGATTTTTCCTCCTTCGGGATATATTTCTTTGTAACACCTGCATTTATCTGTGCAGGTACAGCAACAAAGCTCCATTCATAGGCATCGTTTATATCGTCTAAGATATGATGGCACAGCTTACCGCCATACTCCTTGCCCTTAACGTGTGAGCAGCCCTGTTCAAAGACGTTTGCACCGCATACAGAGCATATCTTTTTACGTGCAGAACAGCCGACGCTGACTTCCTTTTTGATGCCTGCGTCGATCTCGTCGATAAGAGGCTGATTGGCAGCAGTCCTCACCATGTATGCCTTGGCTCTCAGATATTTGTATGGACGGCCGTCAGAAGTTGTTTCATTTTCGGAAACTACCTCTGTATCGAATACCCTCGCTTCCTGATTGCCTGCACTGGGGTCATGATCGAAGATGCCTGTCTTTCCGACGTAAAGTGTTTTCAGATCTTCAAGTGCTTCATCGGAAAAACGTTCTCCGTCACGGTCAATCTCGTTATCGCACAGCTTCACAGGGAAGATATACAGCTCATCCTCCGTGAATTCTCTGCGAGTAAATTTGTTGATCTTTTCGATATCGTTCATGTTTACCTCCTCAGTAATAAATTATCTGCTCCCTGACTTCCTTATGACTTGCACAGGCCCAGTGAGCAAGTGATACAGCTTCCAGAAGTGACACATCAGCGCCTTTCAGAATGGAAGTGTAACCATATCCGCCTCCGCTTCCGATGGCTCTGTGTTCGCAGTTGGACGCTGCCTGAGCAAGTGCCGGCTGGCCCCGGTGGCAGATATTGCCCTCAAAAAGGTTCTTCTCAAAAAGTGCATTGGACTGCACAACATCAGCAACCTTCGGGAGGAGCGCAGCACATTTTACATCTGCATCTTCCATTTCCTGTTTCAGGATATCCTGATTGCCTGCACCGTCTATGACTACCTGCACCGCATGAGGATTCCGCAGAAATGCGATCATCCAGCTGTTGCCGTCACGTACTGATCGGCAGTCAATCGCCTCAATGAAGATCTTACCATCCACAGTCTTTACCGCAGCAGCCATTGATACATTTTCAGTGGCCTTTGCGTATTTGATGCCGAAAAATATATTGCTGTCGGCAAGCATAGGAGACTCCTTGATCATGAAGCTGTCCCACTCCTTGCGGCTGATAGCTGATTTCTGCGAGTATGTCAGCCACAGGCCGAGACGTTGAATGTTATCATCTACCTGATCGTCTCCCAGCTCGTCCCTGATGGTACGCTCGCTGAGGATGTAACCCAGTGACGGATTTGTCTCATACCACAGCTCAGGATCATGAGCGTTGGTAAGCTCAGGTATAGACCATTCAGCCCAGCCTGAATCCTCGTTCTTTCCCGTGAGAGTGTTCTGCCGGTACTTCTGGAACACCGAGCCTGATGATACAGCGGTCGGCGGAGTTCCACACATAAGCGTCTGCGGATTCTTGCTGTCAGTGACAACGTATTTGAGGGCGCTCTCCTGATCGGCCGTGTACTCTTGCGCCTCGTCGATGATGAGAAGATCGTAGCCCTCACCCAGACCGCCTTTGCTGGAACGGGTACGGAAGTTTATAACTCCGTTGCCTTTCAGCCATTCGATATGCTCCAGTCCCATCTGCTTGGTAGTCTTGAAGTCCACTCCCTCGACGAAGCCGGCCTTTGTGAGTCTCTCAATGACCTTTTCCCACGCATTGTGTGATGTTGTGGTTCGATGAGCAGTGTACAGCACACGTTCATCGTGAGAAACTGCATATTCCGAGCGCATGATGAGAAGTTCAGACTTTCCGTTTCGTCGGGGTATGCTCCATCCGAACTTCATATGCACCCACAGCCCGTCCTCGTTTACCGCCATGATATCTTCGAGGAGCAGTTCCTGCCAGGGCTGAGCTTTACGGTCGGAGCTGTTGTAGATCGCTACAGCTTCCGTGCCGAGAGAATCCGCATAGGGCAGAACTACCGAAACTGTCGGTTCCTGCCTGCCACGGCGCTTATCGCTCAAAGTGTCTTCCAGTCAAAGGTCTGAGGAAGCAGGCGGTTCGATACGACTTCCGTTTCCTTTGCGAATTCCTGTTTCGGGGTCAGCTTGTCGGATTTCTGGCGGTTGCAGCACATATGTGCAAGCTGTAGATTGCTGATATCCGAGGGATGGCCGTTTCTCGAAACGGGGATGATGTGATCTATGCAGGGCGAAAGCGGATGTGGGAATTTCAGGCCGAAGTCCACAGGCTTTCCGCATATGCCGCAGACCGTCTGCGAGGCATATATTTTCTTCTTGTTGGATTCAAACTGCGCTCTCTGAGTGCCGTTGTGATCGGGACGAAGATTCGGCTTCGCCATGCTCCCACCTCCTTGAAATTGGGTATAAAAATAGCACTTGCCGCCGACACTCATGTCGGTCGCAAATGCTGTTTTGATGTTATTTGTTGATATTTGCTGTTATTTGGGTATAAGAAAACCGCCTTGTTATGGGCGGTTTAGTTATTATTCTTCGTCTAAATATCCGAATTCATCAGACATAGCTCTGTTGTGTTCTTCTTCTGATATGGAGCTTAAATAATTCTCCACCGCTTTATTCTGCTCTTCTGCCGAACCGTCAACAAATGTCATATTAAATTCTTTCACTCCAAATCACTCCTGACTTTGATTTATTCAAAAGGGTTTTAACAAATTTATTTTTTTCTGAATCTGTTCCTGTTTTAACGATTTTTCTGTAAAGCCTATCATATTCCAATTTGAACACCGATGGGTCAAACTCTTCACTTTTAGTCAAATATTCAACTTTACCATTGTTCTTGACGATAGTAAGCGTTTTTACATTAGAATTATCTCCAAAGAAAATAATATCAGTAACAGAATAGCTACTATTTCTCGGATGATTGTGCAGAACAGTTATATCACTACCATATAAGCTTCTGCCGAAGTCTATCTTATCATCAGACCCCATAAATTCTTTACGGCTTTCCAATGAACTATCAAACACAAAAGCAACTTCTTTGTTTTCATTGTTCTTTCGAGAATATTCAAGCAGTTCTTTATGCTGCTTTTGAATCATAGCACACTGTTCATCGGTATAACCATATATATTGACTTTAGGAACGCTTT